GGAGATGTGTCTCCAGGAAATACAAGAAATACTATCGGGGGAGTCTCTTAATGATAATTAAGATTAAGGATACAAACCCAAAACTTCCACCATTGATAAAAGTTAATGGAACTGTTTTTAAAGTAAAGAAGTAAAAATATGGCCATATCAAAAAATATGGATGCTCCAAAAGCAAGATATGCCGAAGCAGTAAAATCAACCAAAGTTGAAGAATCTAATAATACTGAATACATTGCTGTTCCAGGAATTAAAGGAGAACGAGGCGACGCAGGTCCAGCGGGTCCACAAGGCCCAGAAGGTCCAAGAGGCGAAAGAGGCATTCCAGGCAAAGATGGTAAGGATGGCCTTCAAGGACCACAAGGACCCAAAGGTGATCCAGGTCGTGGCGGGGGAGAAGGATACCTAAGCCCTTCAGGTCAATATCCAGGTTGGGCATATTACCAAAACAAAAATAAAAAACCATTATTTCTTGGACCAGATAGAGGCGATGATGGTTGGGTAGATATACTTATGGATGATGATATAGACAATAATATTTTAAAATTTCTTCCAGCAGGATCAGTTTCACTCTGGAATTCAGTTACACAAAGAATTAATTTTAAACAATTAAAAGTAGGGGCTAGAGTAGATATCAGATATGATATAGCATTAACTACCGACACAAATAGCACAGAGGCATGGATAAGAACTTATATTCCAAAGGTAGAATCTCCAACGGGATATATAGGAATGCTAAAATATAAATATCCATATGAAATGTCTGTTAATCAAACACTTTATGTAGATCTTTCAAAAATCAGATCAGAAGGTGGAATTATTCAAGCAAGAGCAGATAATGAAAGTACTATTATGCTAAAGGGCATGTATATATCGGTTTCATAAAAAAATACCCCCAAGGCAAATAGCCAAGGGGGTATCTTTATAGATTAGTGTGGGAACTTCTTCATCCAATTTTTAGTTTTTGGAGTTATCCCGTGCCAAGCAGACCAGTTTTTACCAGCATTGCTCATATGATATGCAACCTGTGCATTGATAACAGGGTTTAGCAATTCACTATTAAAGTTTATGCCAAACTTATCTTTGCGACTTTCCTTAAGCATTCCCAGCATATTTATCTGAAAAATACCATAGGAGTTATCTCCAGTTTTTTCGTTTCCATTAAAAGCCAAAGGTCTTCCGTTTGACTCTTTTTTAGCTACTGCCCAAGCCTTTACAAGCCCTTGCCCACGAAAGCCAACGGCATGTAATAGTTCTTTTAGCTGACGATCTGTCAGGCTAACTGAATCTTGATATTTATGTAGAACTTCTATATTCTTTTTTACCTTTGTAAGACTCTTAGGTTTAGAAACCAAAAAAACCGCCTTGGCGGTTGAAGGTTCAGCAACTAAAGGTTTACTTAGATTATTTTCAGTACTTAAAGCATTAGCTGCATTTGTTAGTGGTGCAAGTAGCCCAATTGCAGCAAGGATTCCAATCCAGATCTTTTTATCTCTTCTCATCAAAATAACCTCCTAGAGACTAAAGATGCTACCTGTTGGTAGCACTAACTAAGTATAACATGAGATTGGCATAGAAAGCAAGTTTTGTAACATTTTTTTATAAAAGTTAATAATTGCTGTTTTCAAGTGGTATAATATAAAAATGGCAACTTATAGAGGTCAAGGCGCATCTACATATGATATTGGTGAAGCACCACCATTTATTAATTGGACAATTGTAAAAGGCGATACAGCATCCTTCAGTGTATATCTAACCGACGACGCTAAAGAGCCATTAACTATTTCTGACTGGGATATTGAAGCGGAATTTAAAAGACCGACCACCCCAGTAGATCCTCAAGTAATCACAGACACTGCAACACTAATTTTTACAATCACCCCAGAACAAGATCTGGAAGATGATGATGGAGAGTTTAAAGTTAACTTAACTGCAGCACAAACTGCACAGCTAAGAACAAATGATATTTTTGATATTGAATTACGTCTTCCACAGAACACACTTGTTTGGACAGTTGCTCAAGGGAAGATTACTCTCCTTGAGGATGTTACAAACTAATGGCAACAGTTGTTATAAATAACAATACCCCAGTTTTTACAAAAGCGGTTGAAAGAGTTTCTTTCCCTAATGTGCAAATTACCCAGCCAAATCGGGGGGTAAATATAAACTCAGTGCTACCATTTAGGATAAGATTTACAGCAATAAAGATCCCAACATCTATTGCAAACGTACCAGCAATTCCACTTCAGGTTATTGGTTTCTCTAACTATATACTTTAAAATATGTGATATAATTCCAGTATGGCTAAACTATCAATCGCAAGCATCAAGTCTCTGTTTCAGACTGGAGACCGTCCAAGTCAAACAAACTATGAAGATTTGATTGACAGCACCTCTGCAAGATCAACAGATCTTGGTTCAGATGGTAACAATGAAGTTACAATTAACGGCATTGAGAACTCAACAATTTTTGATAACTTTTTAGCAAGCGAGTGGAGATCAGTAAAATACTTGATCTCAATTAAAAAGACTTCTGGTGGTGCAAATAAATATTGGGCCACAGAATTAACCATAGTCCCTGATAATACAAATGTAAATGTTAGTGAATATGGAACAGTAGACAATGATGGGAATATTGGCACCATCTCCGTGTCTAGAGCAGGAGATACAGTTTCATTAACTGTAGTTCCAGTGGGTGGACAAACCCCGATTACCTTGCGCTATTTGCGTATTGGTTTGAAGGCTTAATCTAAGGAGATAAAATGGCAACAGTAACAAAAGATTTTAGAGTAAAAGCGGGACTGGTAGTTGAGGGATCAACAGCGACCGTTAATGGAAAGAATATTATCACAGCAGGCGTCGTTGACGCTAAAGGTGACTTGATTGTTGGTAGTGCAGACGATGCAGTTGCTCGTTTAGGAATTGGCACAAATGGTCAAGTACTTACAGCAAACTCATCTGCAACATATGGTGTTGAGTGGTCAGCCCCAGCAGCAGTTGGTGTATTTGATACATCAATTACATTTGAAGGCGCAACAGCAAATGATTACGAAACAACTCTTACAGTAGTTGACCCAACAGCAGATCGTACAATTACACTCCCTAACGTATCAGGTACTGTAATTACAACTGGTGATGACGGCACAGTAACTAGCGCAATGATTGCTAATGGCACAATTGTAGATGCAGACATTAACGCATCTGCAGCGATTGCTGCTAGTAAGATTTCTGGAACAGCCGTAACTCAGGCTGACTCAGGAACAGTTACATCTACAATGATTGCTAATGACACAATCGTAGATGCAGATATTAATTCTGCTGCTGCAATTGCACAGTCTAAGATTTCAGGTCTTACCACAGATCTTGCTGCTAAGGCTTCATCATCAGATCTTACAACTCACACAGGCGCAACAGAAGCACACGGTGCAACTGGTGCGGTAGTTGGAACAACAAATACTCAGACACTTACAAACAAAACACTTACAAGCCCAGTAGTAACTGGTCTTACACTTAATGACTCAAGCATTATCTTTGAAGGTTCATCAGCAGATGCTCACGAGACAACACTTACAGTAACAAACCCTACAGCAGATCGCACTATTACTTTGCCAGATGCTACAGGTACTGTTGCTCTTACAGATAACAAGTTAAGCGTATTCGCTGCAACTACTTCAGCAGAACTTGCAGGAGTAATTTCAGATGAAACTGGTAGTGGAAAGTTAGTATTTGATACATCTCCAACACTTGTAACACCAAACATTGGTGTAGCAACTGGTACATCTTTGGTTCTTTCAGGGGACCTAACAGTTAATGGTACAACAACTACAATTAACTCAACAGAAATCACAGTTGATGACAAGAACCTTACACTTGGTTCAGTAGCAACACCAACAGATGCAGGCGCTGACGGTGGTGGTATTACTCTTAAGGGTGCTACAGACAAGACTTTCTCATGGGTAGATGCAACTGATGCATGGACCTCATCCGAACACCTTAACCTTGCTTCTGGTAAGGATTACTACCTAAACGGTACACTAGTAACTGCAGCAACACAGACTCTTACAAACAAGACAATTGATGGTGCAAGTAACACACTAACAGTACGAATTGCAAATGATGTTTCTGGTCTTGGAACTGGCGTAGCCACATTCCTTGCAACACCATCTTCTGCAAACCTTGCAGCAGCACTTACTGATGAAGCAGGATCTGGAACAGTAGCATTTACTACTAGCCCAACTTTTGTTACACCAACTCTTGGTGCAGCAGCAGCAACAAGCATTGCCCTACCAGATGCCCTTGTTGGTTCTGCTCTAGCAACTGCTGGAACTTCAGCAACAACAATTGATACATTCTCAGCAACAACATATTCTGCTGCTAAGTATGTAGTTCAGCTAAAGAAGGCTGGAAACATTGAAGTAATTGAAGTACTTGTTGCCATTGATGGTGACAATAATGTATACCTAACAGAGTACGCTAATGTACAGAGCAACGGTGAACTAGGAACAACAAATGCTGTCTTCTCAGCTGGAAATGTTCTTCTTCAGGTTACTGCAGCAGCAGCAGATACAGCTGTTAAGGTAAGCAAGACATACATTGAAGCATAATTAAGAAAAGAGGATAGAAGTGGCAACTGTAAATAAAGATTTTAAGGTAAAGCACGGGTTAGATGTAACTCAAGGCGGTACTTTTGGAGGAACTGTTACAGTTGCTACTCCTACCCAAAATACACATGCAGCAACAAAAGCATATGTTGACTCTGTTGCAGGATCAGCAGGAGTTACCGTTAGTGGAACAGCCCCAGCATCTCCATCAAATGGAAATCTTTGGTTTGATACATTAACAGAACGAGTTCATGTTTATTATGGCTCTCAGTGGGTTGCTATCGCAACTCTTGAAGATGCAGAAACACTTGCAGACCACATTCACGATACAGCAATTGACGGATCTGGCCTCATTGTAAGTACTTTTGTTAGCGGCGGCGCATATAATGAACCAGGCGTTCTTGTAAGTGCTGGGCTATATAATACAGCATCATTTGAAGCAACATATGATGGCGGAACTGCTATAGATAATTTTAATTAATTATCTGATATAATATGAACATAACACTAGAGGAGTTATAAATGGCAACAAGAATGCAACAGCGCAGAGGTACTGCTGCTCAGTGGATTTCAACTAATTCTGGCAATGGTCCAATCCTCAACGCAGGTGAAATCGGATATGAAACCGATACAAATAAATTTAAAATTGGTGATGGAACAAATCACTGGATCAACCTTGACTACTTTATTGACGCTAGTTCAACAGTAAACCCTGCTTTTGGTTCAAGCATTACATTTGAGGGTGCAACTGCAAATGACTTTGAGACTACCCTTGCAATAACAGATCCAACTGCTGATCGCACAATTACACTTCCAGATGCTACAGGAACAGTGGTTTTGGCTGACGGTAGCGGAAATCTTACAGTTTCAGGAAACCTAACAGTAAGCGGTACAACCACTACTATTAACAGCACAACAATTAATGCTACAACAGGAATTGTTTTTGAAGGTGCTACAGCAGATGCTCATGAAACTACTTTAACAGTTACAGATCCTACAGCAGATAGAACCGTTACATTTCAAGATGCAACAGGAACAGTTGTTTTAAGAGACTCAACA